ATGGTAATACCCTCTGTCCCCGCCCCGTCGCCAGGAGGCGCTCCGACAACACTTCATTGGCTCTAACCAGTCGTCAGGTATAAGGTAATCAACCACCGCTTTGGAAACGGTGTCTGACGCCATACTGAGATCGACTGTCGCCACTTTTCCCGTAAGGGAGCCGTAGCGAGCAAGGTCTCGGTTAAGCTCTTGAGAATCTAAGTCGACGCCGAAGCGTCGAAGTCGATTCCTCATAAGCCGACCGATTCCAAGTTGAATAAAAGAGTCAACTGATGGTTCGGCTGCAATAGACCTTTCGGTCTTTGCGTCTTTGGGAACGAAAACGACCTTATTGCCGTCACTCACGCATCGGGGCCGACCTCTGTTAAAGTCAGCCCACAGCGTTACCTGGTCCAGAAGTGGACCAAATCGAGTGAAGCAGAGGCCTGAACCCGTAACGGGTTCAAGGTACTTATCGTACACGGAGGTACGGGGGTTACGGATGCTAGTTGTCGCACCCGGGCCCCATCTGCAACTGTCAAGAAGACGGTCTTCAGGGAAGCGCCCTAATATTACTGCAATTTTACGTCTCGCCATCGAAACGATGCGATCAACGTCAGGATCGGGAAGAACCCGCCCGTCGCAGTAAATGGAACGCCACCTTCGATTTGTCTCTTGACAGAGAGTCTCCGCGCTCTCGAACCTCACGAGCGCTTCGTCTTTCCGCTTAAACGTCGTCGGAAGGAAGTCGGCTTTCGCCAGGAGCTTAGACGCTTGACAAGCCAAGAAATAATCCTTGGCTGTAAGGTAGTCCAGAGGCTCCAAAGGAAGCCCGATAGCAACTTGATCCCACTCATGGTATTTCACCAGTAGTGAGATCGACAGCGCTCTCGGAGTTCCGATCTCTTCCAATAACGTCTGGCACAGACGAAGTGTGGTTTCCAGATCGCTGGCTCTCAAGCCACGATCTCGCGAATGCCGATTCTCGGTATTCACGATTCAACACCATGATGAGAATCACGATGAAGAGGAAAATTAGGACTT